CTAAGTATTATATTTTAAATAGATCGTGAATAATTTAATGCTATCTCATAGCAAAAAGCGTCTATCATCTTATTTTTAAATTAAAAATAAACAAAAATTTTAAGGGATTGGCATGTATGAACCTTGGTAGTTCCTATTTCCAACTCCAGCCGATGCTGCATCATGAAGGCAATCAACGTATAAACGTGGAATGCCAGTGAAATGGGCTAAGCGAGCTCCGTTTGAAGCACTACGATACACGTCAAGAATGACTGTACCCGTAGTTTCAACACCTGGAGGCTGCCAAATCATAATTCCGCAACGAAGGATGGGAGGTCGGATAGGATCCACGGATTCGTTTTGCGCATACTCAGTAAATACATGTCGAGTTTGTGCAATACATGGCACTGCTACTCTAATCTTAGAAGGAAGAAATCCACTAGTTATAGGTAAACAAGAAGCTATAGTGTAACTATCAGCTGGAGGAGTAGCCCCCAACCTAGAAGGCCAGAATGGATTCGAATCACCAGAAACTGTATAAAACGGCACTGGCAACATCGAAAACAAAGCTGCTGCTTTCAAAGGTGCTGAACTAGCTATAGAAAAGACACAATAAGATAAACCTAAACCCTCGGTACCCCTAACAACGATGTCGAAAGTAGTATCTCCAGTAAAAGTAGAATAAAATTGTTGTAATGTATCGTAAAATGAAGACCAGCCATCCTGAGGCTCAGCGCCCATATCCGGCAAGTCCGGAAAACATGGAAGTTCGTAGAAGACAAACGACCCAGCATTAGGAGCACCAAGAGCAGGAGGAACGATCTCAAAGTTCAGCACTCGTGAAAACATAAGTGTCGGACGATACATGAGGTTTAACAAGGTTTTCTCCTTGTGTGGTTTCTTATTAACAGGTAAAACGGCCACAGGCGTTTTGGCATTGACCTCTGCTATAGTATTACTGCTACATGAGGTTGTCATTTTATTCAAATCACCAGCAAATGACTTAGCTGGCCCACTTTGAGCATTACCATAAACATAAGAACCAGTTGAAATACAGCTGGGAATGGTCATAGGAATGAAGGTCTCAAAGTTGTCCCATCTAACCTGAACAACTAACGTAGTAGGTTTCGCTCCCGTAGAAGGATTAATTAAGGCTACAACTTGTTGAATAACTAGAGTACCCATTAACTCATTAACATCCGAAGTATCGAAAAATTCTTTAATATAATGATAAGGGACAACTAATTCACGAGGAACATTGGACGAAACATCAATTAAAGTATGAGGAAGAGTAGTTAAACGTTCGAGACGAAGATCACTAGGCATAATGCCATAAGGAATATAAGCAGCAATTAACAAACCACCAGAAAAAGCACCAGTAGTAACAGTAAATCGAAAACGAACATCACCTTTGAAGTATCGACCAGTAGTCGCCATGAGTTTTTGCTGACCCACGAGAACTTGTGTCGGAATCTTATAACTAGCAATACTAGGAGTAGCTGGCACTAGGGCAAAATTTCCTAAATGATTAAACTTCTTAGCAAGCAAGCCTAATTGTTGAGGAGGAACTCGTGTTAGAGGTTTCATTGGTTCAATCGTCACAGGGACAGCTTGAACTTGTGTACCTTCTACTACAGTACCAGACTCTTGCACCGGTTGCTCGGAAGCAGCTGTTTCAGCCTGCATTTCTACAGGAGCTGCAGCAATCAACAAAGCATTAGGAGCAGGAGCAGAGTGAGCCTTACCAGTCTTAACAGACATTCTTTTCATAGGTTTTTCTATAACAACTACGGATTCTTCACTAGATTCAGAAACTTGTCGTAAACGTACTGCTTTTATTCTATCAGAAGCAGTCGGGGCTATACTAGTCAAACCCGGAAGGGGTTGGAAGCGTTCAAACTGAAGGTCTGAACCTCCCACTAACCAAATAAGCAACTGAGGAGGTGAAGTTAAGGGAATATTAATACCAGAAAGTGGCGTTGCTAATGAAATAACTACTGTACCATTACTCTTTTGAAGAAAATTTTCAGTTGTACTATCTACATTAACATCAAAATCCTCACGGACTTTCCACAAATACTTACTAATATCAGCTATTTCTATAATTTGTTCGCGGTCCGAACTTCCAAAGGTTTTGAAAATAGTAGGATATTGGCATAAGGCCTCATAATTAAAAGCAGCAGAATCAAACTCTCTACCATAAAGAAAATGAATAGCTATACGACATGTATAATTAAGAGGACCAACAAATTGAAATTTAGCTTTAAGACTACCATGCCACATTGCATGACTCCAATAAAGGAACTCCATAGGGGAGAAACTATATGAATCATCGACAGCGTAAAGGCCATCCACTGGAACTTGATTAGGACACATATTAAATTGAGACAAATAAGTACCTGGAGAAGCTGAATCGCTAATTGCAAGTTGTTGTATAATCTTAGGCCTACTCTTATAAAATGAAAAAGACATTTGATCTTCTTTTTCAAGAAAATTAGAGCTACTGGGGACGGTCTTCCTTTGAAAATCGTCATCTAGGACTAGATTGGTTTGAGGTTGGTTCACACCTGGCAAGATAAGCTCACCATTGCGAACAGGAACAGAACCTTCACAGACCTTACTTTCAGCCATACCCATCATCGATTCTAAATCGGTGGTGGTACCCCCTTCAGTAGAAGGAGGTTCGAAATCAGAAGTTTCATCAGATTTGGTGCTAACAGTATTTCCACTACCATGAATATCATAATTTACAGAATTAATATTACCTTCAGCATTTCCATACATAAATTGAACGCTATGTTCGTTTATAAAAGACATTTTTAATAAATACGCATACAGTTGAACAATTCGGAGGTTGGCGCTGCTTGTTCAAGGCAACGCGGGTGGTTGTATCGGTCGAGAAAAACATCATAGTCAAAAATGTGTTCAGCCATCTCTGGAATCATACTGACGAACAGATCTCTCTGCTCATCAAATGTTGGCTCCTCTTCAGGGATCTGTCCGTTTTTAAGCGAACGACCACGAAAGAAGGACCAAGCCAAAGCTGAATTAACAATTTGGACTAAGCCTTTATCGGTCACATCACGAGCCCAGGATAACTGGTCAAGTAATGTATGGAATTTTACAAATGGCACGTAGGCGTGCAGTTCATCACTCCATAGAATGAACTTTTTACAGAAAGTTATCTGTGTTTGCTCTACAAACGGGGTTGGCTCTTCGTTTTTCTTGGCAGGTGTTATTTCAACATTCAATTTTGCCAGAGCATCTCTAACAGTAAAGAAGTTGAATTGCTCTTGAATAATAGGAGCAACAGCCAAAACGGTATCATCGCCATTAAATTTACATATAAGAACAGATTTAACATCGGTAATAGATATATCAGGAACACAACACTTAAGACTATAAAAAGTAAAAACACCAGCACAATACGTGTTAACATCAGTAGTGCCATACATACCAGAAGGGTTGCCATGATCACGTAAGTAAGCATTTTTGTCAATCACCATTACTGAGTAACACATCATGCGAAGATAAGCTAAGCGGAGTAAAGCCGCTGGAGATTCAGCATCTTGGTAATAACGAGTAGTATGTCTTTGAAAACTATTAAATAATTGCCAGGTAATAGTGGCTTCCATGGCCTTGTAGTCTAAATCAACAAGCTTCCATTCATTTTCATCCATAAGAGGCGAGAAGATTTTATTCCACTCAACAGAAGCAGGATCTATTCCAACAGTACTAGGACGAGTAATAGGATTTGAGTGCATATACATTAAATAATCACCAAGAACCATAACACCAAAAACTAAACATTCAAGTTGTGAGATTTGAAAAGTTCGAATTTTGCCAACAGCTATCTTGGCCAGATCTAAAGTTTCATCTTTAAGATAGGGAGTAATAACGACTAAAGGTATTTCACTATAAGTATTAATATAATCTAACAAGGCTTGTACACGAACACGCAATTTTTCATGCGCTTTATAAGAACCATCAGCTTGTTGTATAAGCAGATCTTTGCGAGACATATCCCAGTTCCATCCAACTGAAGCATCTACAGGTATAATACTGCAAGCCTCATCAATAGTATATTGGCGAAGAGGAATTTTTGGAGCAGGATAGTGAAGATCACTAACTTTCTCAGCAAACAGCAACAAGTGCGCCGGAATAGGCTTGCGCTTAATGGCATATTTCTTTTCTTGTTCATAACGAGATTCAGGCGTTTTAACAGAAGGAGCTACACGGCAAGCATAGTCAGGAGAACAATTCCAGAAGGGAGTCTTCTTGAGTTGAGTATTGTTGATACAAGTAACAGCACGTGATGTTTTACCAAGGGGAATAAACCCTTCAGGAACTTTCACGTTATCAGTATCAAGAGTTTCTATCTGGCCTACGAAGCCAGCTTCAACACTCTCAGCAAAACCAAGTTGGGCAACAGTGCTAGGAAGAACAGTTTTTAAACAATCCTTAGTAACAAAGGCACCCATACCTTGATCAGCTGGC